GCGTTCTAAGCGCGCGAAGGCTACCAATTACATCACTGTCGCATAAACTCTGAGGGAGAGGCAGGACTCGAACCTGCACCCTTGTATACTAGATGACTTTATACCAGGTATTCGAAGTCAGGTCTGTTTGTGTCAGAGTATGTACCGCGCTCTATAACAGTTCATCATCTATCGCGATTGTGCCTCTACCATTAAGGCTACTCTCCCATTATGTTATACTACAACTTCCTGTTCGCGGCGGATTAGACGCTACTTAGTTACTCTGCTAGGGTTGCCTGCAAGCTCACACAGCAGAACCAGCGTTGCAGCACTGGTGTATAGTATAACATAATGGTAGTTGTAGTAAGACTCGAACTTACATCCTTTTTCTTATGAGGAAAATAATTTACCTATTAAAATATACAACTAAATAGTATTTATTATGGTGGAAGCACAGAGAATTGAACTCTGATTAATAGGGTAAAAGCCTACTACTTTAGCCGTTAAGTTATACTTCCGTTGTATTTGGTACTGGTTTAGGGATTTGAACCCTAACTTCATCGGGTAAGAGCCGAGTATGCTGCCATAACATCTAACCAGTGTGTTCTGTGCGCCACCTAGTACCAATACAACGGTTACTAGTGACGCTAAAGTTTGTCACTTAACATTTTGATTTCTCGATTAAAAGAATAATTATACACAATATTGAACACAAAATCAATATTAAATTTTCTATGGTGCTGCGTGAAAAAATCGAATTCTCTTCTCTGGATTACAAGACCAGCGTGTCACCTTTTACACTTACGCAGCAATTTCAGTAATAGTTCCGCCTAGAATCTTCTGAAAGATTTCAGCACAGGCCTTGACATGATAGTGAATTACATAAAAACCCGTATCAAGTGCATAAACCATAGAAACTCCTAAAGAATTAATTTGGTGGATGATCTAGGTAACGATCCTAGCGAGTTAAAAACAGCGACTTTACAGGCCGCACCGCCTCCTTAACGGGATACTCATCCTAATTATAAGTTATGGGTATATGACTCAACTAGCGTTTAGTATCTCTAGTTCTCTCTACAGCTTTATTGACATAAGTCTCAGCTGGTTTTCCGGTAAACTTCCCATTACTGAAGTATATACTCATACAACCCATATTTTAACAATCTTCTACGTGCCGGGCTTTACTAATTAACATAATTAGGTTGCGTATCAGGCAACTACCGAACTTATTAATACTGATCGTTAAAATATGGCCCCTGTCGCAGCACCCAGGGTAATTACTAATCTACTGCTAGATGGATTCAGAGTTCTAGAATTCTGTCTATCTTGCCATACACTTTTTGCGAAAGATAATAATTATATAATAAAAGCAGTCAACGCGCAAGCTTAAATTTTCTAATGGCCTCAGCATCTAGAGATGCATATTTTCTAAACTCGTCTTTGCCGACCTTATCGTAGAAGTCGTTAGCCATTTTTACAAAACCGTTCCAAGCAGATTCAGCCATTGTAGACTTGATTTCTGTGTAACGGTAAATAAAAGCGTCCACTAGAAATTGTTTTGAGTATCCTGCCATTTTCTTTAATCTCGCGTTAAAAAATAATTATACAATGATTTAACTAAGATTTCAATTCTAAATTTTTCATTGCTGAAACAATCTTGTCAAAAACGTACATATTTGGAATGCGCTCGTATTTTTCAGGATTCTCTAGAATAGGGTCATCATAGCCCCTGTCAACCATCAACTCAACAATAGCACCAGAACGACAAAGCCCAGCATGACAGTGAACAATAATGTTCAAACCCTTCGATTCCCAGTCTAGTAGAAGTTTGGCAATTGCTGTGGCTTGTTCCTCTGTAATAAGGTATTCATCGGACAACCTATACTGAATGCATTCTTCTGGAGTAGCGTCTATGAATTCAAAACGATGTTCAGCGACAAACCCGCAGTTAGTTACATTCTTAAAGAACACTGCAGGGTCTAGAATACGTAAAATTGCATATCCAGCATAAGGTTTACTAATGCTATAAGAAATCTTTTCTACTTCAGCTTTAGATAGATTATAGATTTTTGGCATAATAATTTGGTCCGGGCGGAGAGATTCGAACTCCCATCAATGTCTTCGATGACGTACAGGGTAGAAGCCTGCTGCTTTATCCGTTAAGCTACGCCCGGTGAGATGTTAAATAACTTACGTTGTAGGTTTCTATATTCTTCTGTTTTTTGAAAGAAATATGGTGGAGGAATACGGCACCCCATACTTTTTGCTTTTTTCTTTACACCTACATCAGAAATACCTAAAATAGCACCTACTTTAGTGTAGGGATTATACCAAATTAATTGTTCTAGTTCTTCTTTAGATATGGTAATCTTTTGCTGAGATTTAGATCGACAAGGTATAGAGCAATACACTCTTCTTTCTTTTTCTGATGCACATACATCAAATATTGTACCACATACTGGGCATACAGAGGTTAGCTTATCTGTATGATGAACTGCTGTATGCTCATCCACTGTTAGTACTTGTAAATTAGATTCCACATTATTTAGCTTATTATTATCTATATGATGTACTACTTCTGTAGTTAAAATCCACCTGTTCAAAGATACTGATGCTACATGTCTATGGTAGTAAACTTTTCCAGTACCTAAGTATGCTAACGGGTGTTCCTTATCAAGGAAGTATACATACCCTAAACTTGAATCTACCCTTAATTCTTCTTCATTAATTTTTCTATACATAATCTAACCCAAAATTAAATAATGGTTAAATTATATCATAAGGGTTCAACTATGTCAAGCTTAAATTTCATTCCCCGTATAGGTCTAAGCAAAGCTGACACAGTGGAAATCCGTCCAGGTCTTTCTTTAGTTTCTCTACAGGCAGTTCAATACCACAGTGGGAACAGTTATCAGTTTTTCTAGATTCTCCGATACCGTACTCTGGATAATCAAAATCAGACTTCTGTTCCATTTTCAAGCCGTTTATCCACCAAAGAAGCATATCCGGCTAGGTCATGCCAGCTGTCCGAATAATTAGGGTCCCCATTTAGAATGCGCCCGATCTTATGTGCAATCATTTCAAGAGATTCTTTTTGATCATCCTCTAGTTTTTCCCAACCAGGGTGATTACGCATAGAACGTTTTAATTCTTGAGTTATTGCAGCGTGTCCAGTAAACTTACCATAACGATTACCACGCTGCTCAAGCGTAGCGTCTACATTTGTAATTGCTTTTTCAGCCATATTAAATTAATTGTTAATAAAAGGTAGTCGCTTTCCGACTATTTAATATTATACATCATTTGATAAGCAAATTCAAGTATAATTTTCTTTTGGTTTAAGGAGAGCAGGTACCTGCTTTTCTTTCTTAATCATTGCTAGTAACTCTGGGTGTATTCCTGCGTATCTATCAGAAATACCCATACGTTTATTGTAATTAGTATACACTGGCAATAATGTATGCACAATCAAGTGCTCAAGTTCTTTTGTGTATGAATAATTAAAAGACATATAACTCCCTCGATACCCAATTATACCATCGAAGAAACCCTTAAACAAGTGCAAATTTAAAATGGTGGGACGGCGCAGGAAACGATTGGATTGGTGCTGCAAGTATAGGCTCCTTAAATTTATACTTGCTTTTTTAATCCTGTTCGCGTATAATAATAAATCGTGTGAAATTTTAATCTATAAATATGCAAACTATAATTAACCGCCTAAAAAATGGCTGGACTGAACATGTAAGTAGAGGGGAAGAATGGTTGCCAATTCATAGACCACCCTCTAGTTTTGATAAAAGAGTCTTATCTCTAATAGAGCAACTTTTGCAAGAAAGAGATGGGGCTATAAGGGTTCTTCAGCAAAGAGAGAATCAATTAAACTATATTTCACATGCGTATGAAAACTTAGAAAGAATATATAATGAATTACTTGAACGAAGCAACAATACTGGACATATTCAGGAAGCCGTCTCTGAGCCGAATAATTACGGATGTGGAGCAGGCAATCCTGAAGGAGAAACAACATCTTCTGAAAAGTCAGCAAGCTAAAGATTTTGCAGATACTGATA